CGGACGTGTACCCGCCGCCCCCGTTGGTGATCGTGATGCCGGTCACGGGACCGCCCGCAACCGTCGCGGTCGCCATGGCACCTGAACCACCGCCGCCCGAGATGGTGATCGTCGGCGCGGACGTGTACCCGCCGCCCCCGTTGGTGATCGTGATGCCGGTCACGGGACCGCCCGCAACCGTCGCGGTCGCCATGGCACCTGAACCACCGCCGCCCGAGATGGTGATCGTCGGCGCGGACGTGTAGCCGCCGCCTAAGTTGGTGATCGTGATGCCGGTTACAACTCCGCCCACAACCGTCGCTGTCGCCGTCGCGCCGGTACCGCCTCCGCCAGAAATTGTGATAGTCGGCGGCCTTAAGTAGCCGCTGCCTCCGTTGGTGATGAGGATGGCGTTCACGGGGCCGCCCCCAACCGTAGCTGTGGCCGTGGCACCTGAGCCGCCGCCTCCCGAGATAGTGATCGTCGGCGCCGAAGTGTAGCTGCCGCCCCCGGCGGTAAGCACAGCTCCCGTCACGGGGCTGCCAGCAACCAAAGCTGTCGCGGTCGCTGGCATTCCCCCAACTCCCACCGTCTGCGGAGGCTGCACCGCGCCATCGGCCAGGATCGCGACAGTTTCACCCTGAAGCCAGGTCAGGCCATTGATCGTCGGCCGCGCCCAGGCCCAGTCGCTGCTGGTTATAAAGGTCACCCCTGCAGGGATTGTCGTGACCGGCAGAGCAATTGCAGCGGTCGTTGACGAAGTGCTCGCCACGTTGAACTGGTACTCGTTGCCGTCGGATCCGGTTGCGACCAGGAAGCTTCCTACGTCGGTCTGCGCCGGGTAGCTAAAGATTGCAGCTGACGCGGTGAGGTCATAAACGCCTTGGGATCCAGGCGTCAGCGCCAGCGTAGTCCCGGAGGTATTGGTGCCGTCAAAGGTCGCGCCGGCGTCGACGAAGAACGCGTCCTCCGTCACTCCGCCGTAGTTTCTGGTGCTCATGCGCTCGATGCTGTTGGTCACCACGCCGTTGATGGTGCGCTGGATCACCGCATAGAGCCGGTCCTCGGCGCCTTCCGCCACCACGGCGATGCTCAGGAACGCGCCATCGGTCACATGGTGGTGCCAGGCGCCGATCGCCTCCTCGGGAATGTAGGTCAGGCCGATCAGGTTGCCGTTCGAGCTGACGAACCAGACGATCTGCCACGGGCATTTCATAAACGCCTGGTCGAGGATCTGTAAATTGTCGAACAGGTGGCCGGCGCGCAGCGAGATGTCGCCGGTGACGTATCCGCCGATCTGCCACTGGTATCCCATCTCGCGCACATGCCCGCCGCGGTTGGCGCAGTAGATCATCGAGTTGTTGACGATCGACGGCTGCACGGGCGACGCGCCGATATAGCTTTGCGGCCGCGGATCGATGGTCGAGGGGGTGATCACGTCCGTGTTGACGGGGGAGACGCTGAGCTCGCTGGAGCTCGTCAGCAGGATCAGCTGCAGCAGGGGGATGATGTGCTGGATGGTCGCCATCTCGCGCACCGCGATGGTGATGGCCACGCGGTCGGTGTCCTGGATCGGCAGCGAGTAGCTCATATCGCTCTCGGTGCCACTTTTCGTCATCCAGAAATTCTGCGGCTGGCTGGCCGTGCCTCCGAAGCAGCGGCGCTGTTGATAGTAGGAGACCGCGCCGGGGTAATTGCCGGCGGAGTTGAACACAGGGCTGTAGTTCGGCGGCGTCACGCCCATGTCCGGAGCGATGTTGTCATCCACAAATGACAAGGTTCCCGTTGCCGACGCCTGGCCGATGAACCCATAAAGACCGTTGGCTTGTTTGTAGATGTAGTAGCTGTTTGCGCCTTCAACCGGGTCCCAGGTGATTGTGTTGAAGCTGCCCGTGACGTCCAAATTGTTGATCACGTCGACGTCGGCCGAGATGGCGCTTTGCTGCACGCCGGTGGAATCAACCGCGGTGACGACGTAATGGTTGTCGATGTTGAATAGCTGTGTGCCGTACTCGATGGTCGGGTTGGAAATAAACAGCGGACCGGCCGGGTCGCTGGGGCCGCTGTATCCGGACCAGGTCGCAGCGTTGAGGATGTTTCCGCTGTAATCCATCAGCGTCAGCTCGGTCGTGCTCAGCGCTCCGCCGCCGACGGTGGGGACCGTGTTGACCAGGTAGAATCCATCCAGCGCTTTTGTCGCCGACGTGACGGTGGTTGTCACCGAGAAGTAGGGCGCCTCCGTTGAGGGATTCGCTGCGGTTCCGGCTGTGCCAACAAACGGCGCCGTGCAGTCGTACACTGATCCGCCGTAGGAGCAGACGTCGCCCACTAAATAGGCCTTCATGCCGTAGATGGTCCCCGATCCGGAAGTGTAAAAGCTGATGTTCGGAGAGCCCGGCGAAAACAATGTGTCGGAGATTCTGATGTTGTTCGCGTCTTTCACCGTGACCATGTACGAATACATCGGCTTCAGCGGCGTGTTCGGGCTGCCGCCAAAGATCGATGTGGCTGGCTGGGTCATTGGCAGGGCCGCCCCGGGTCCAACCGCTGCGAATTGAACCATGTCGCCGTTCGCCAGACCGTGCGATGGCCAGTTGATGACCGTGCGTGAGACAAAGGTAATCACGCTCTGGGGGATGTAGGCGCGGACCGGAACCTGGGCGTTGAGGTTCTTGATGTAGATCCCGTCGCCCACGGACAGCAGGTGAGGGGACTGGGTGGTGATCACCGCCGGGTTGGCCAGGGTGATGTTTGTAATCTGCGCCTGATATCCGGGGCTGCCCGCCACTTGCACGCCGGTGGGCGCAGGGAGCTCTTGCCCGAATACGATCGGCACCCAGGTCCACTCGGAGCCACCGAGCCGCTGCAGCTGCATCGGGGGATAGTTGGGATGCACCAGGGTGATGACGTCATTCGACTGGACGTAATGAATGCTCATCAGGTCGGCCGCGGCGTAGGTGTTGGGGATCTCGTAGACGAGGCTGACGGGCTCAGCGTAGAAGCTGGCGTCGACCGACGGGAAGGTCGGCGCGCCCGGTGTGTCGACGTACTGGCTGGTGCAGTAGTAGACGTTGCCGCTATAGGAGCACAGCTCTCCAACTGCATAGACCTTCATGCCATAGAACGTCCCAGTCCCCGGGTAGGTGACGGGGACAAGGGCGCCGATCGTGGGATCGGTGATATTGAACGTGTTGGCGTCGATCACCGTGACCGTGTACGAATACATGGGAGTGAGGCCCGGCAGCTCATCCGTGCTCGCTGGAGCGTCGAATTGAACCGAGTCGCCGGTCACAAGACCATGCGACGGCCATGACACCACGCTGGGGGATGCGATCGAGAAAGTGACGGTGCTCTGCGGCACCCAGGCGCGCTGGGTCGCGTTATAGAGCAGCTGTTCGCCTTGCGTGTAGAACCGGAAATAGCCGGCGCCCAGCTCGATAACCATGGTCTGGGTGGGCGAGTAGGTGAAGGGAATCAGCCGCGGCGTGCTGTTGCCCCGCGTGCCGGCGACAAACTGGAATCCTGGCCTCTTCTCTAAAGGCCCAAGCGGCGTGGTGATCATGTTCTGGATCGAGGCTGCGCCGTTGGCGTACTTCGCATCGTCCACCCGGCCGAACATCTCGGGCGACAGCTCGCCGCCTGAGAACGATGATTTGAATACCTTTGTGCTGGCCATTATCGGTGAGCCATCCAGGGCACGGACTGCCGCACTTCAATCTTGCGTTGATCCGCGTCGGAGGACTTCGCCTGCGCCAGATACGCCTCGCAGGCCTTCAGCATCTCCATGCCCTTTTCCGAGCCGGCATCGCCCTTGATGATGGGGCCGGCCAGCAGACTCGCCAGCATGTACGAGAGTGCCAGAACGAACAGCGGAGAGAATTTGTTGGGGTCTTCGATCATGGTGGTGTAGCGCACCGCGGCGTTGGCGACGTTGGTCAGGATGATCGGATTGCCTTCACCGTCCTGCTCGACCTCAAAGGGCTGGGGAGCATAGAAGTTCGCGGCCGGGTTGCTGTAGTTCGGCTCCGGATTGGGGAACTGAACCCACGGGCTCACCTGTCCGAGGTTCTCGCTGTAGTCGTCCATCGCATCCGGCCACAAAATGGAAATGATCTTGATGACCTGGTTGGGGTAGGCGTAGGCGTATTGCCAGGCGGAGCTGGGGTTCGCCGCGGCTTCGGCCAGCGTGGCGCGCACAGTCGCGAACCTCCATGTCGCCATCTCGAGCAGAGCGCTCAGAGCGAGCGGGTAGAACTTATTGCAGTACCCGGACTGCGGCGATCCGTCAGGGGGAAACACTGACGAGACGGCGGCTGAATCGCCAATGTGGCTCAGCGCGGCATTGCAGATGGTGACGACGCTCGGCATTATTAACCCTTCCTGACGTGAACGATGCACCAGGTGAAGAACACCACGAGAGCCATGAGGAGTGTCCCGAACCCTATGCCAATTGCCGTTTCCAAAATTGATTCCTTGAAAAGAAGGGGCCGATATCGTGCCGGCCCCTCAGGAGATTAGTTATTCGACCGATTTACCCCTCGTCTTGCGGGGCTTGACGGGTAGCTCTTCATCGAGCTCCTCGACCGGTTCGATGTGCTCGTAAAGAGGGCCGTCGTATTCAAACTCGGCGCCCTCTTTGCGATACGTTTTGTTGAAGTGAGTACAGGTTGCACGCACCAGCATCGCTTACTCCTAGCTGACCGTGAATCCGGTTGGGCGCTGAATGTTGCGCGGGATCGTGTTGCTGAAGTACGCGTCGAACGCGCCGGCGGTCAGCACCGCGGTTCCAATGCGGTACACGATTCGCTGGTAGCGCTGGGTGAACATCGGGCTCGGGGTCTGCAGCAGAGCCAGTCCCTTGGTCACAGCGGCGTATCCAAAGGACGGCCCAATCAGGCGATCCGTCCAGGTGGCGTTGTCCGGAGAGTCCTGCAGGACGGCCTGAATGGTTGCAGCACCACCCGAGGTCGGGACGGTGTTGCAAATCACGTTGGCGTAGACGTTCTCGCCGACCATCGATTCGTCGCAGTTCTGTGCGTTGCTGTAGGCCGAGCCGCTGTCATAGACATTGGTCGAAGGGGTGTCGCCAACGGCGGTCGGTGCCTGCGCGCTGGAGAGTACGAGTTCAGAGTCGAGCATTCCCATTTCTTTGTATCTCCGCCAGGGAGAGGTTGCGTGTCCCCCTGGCCGTTAGAGGTGTTGAACTGTTTTGAGTTCCTGCAGGAGGTGAGTCCCTAGCTGACCTGGGTTTCGGTGGCGAGCAGCTGGTCAACCGTCAGCACCGGGACGCCCTGGAACATCAGCTGACCACCCTGAATGCCCGTGCCCTGGCCTGCCACGGAGCCGGCCGCGACCTTGCCGTACTGGTTGATAGCCTCGGTGAACGACAGAGCGTTCTGCGATTTGTCGAGAGCGGCGACGCTCAACATTTCCTTGACCGTGCGGCTGGCCAGGAAGGTCGGAACGCCCATGCCCATGGACGGGATGCGCGCCAGCGCCTTGATCATCAGCTTGTTGATCCAGGTCGAAGCGGTGATGGCCTGGGTGTTGGCCTGGCTGGTCATGTCGCTGATGTTGACGTTCGCGACACGCACGGCATAGCGCCAATCCTTCACGTGCAGGCCGTACTTCCACTGCCAACGCTCCGCATACGCACGGAAGCGGTTGTTGCTCGAATCGAACGCGTCGATCTCGCCCAGATCCTGCTGGATCAACCCGGCCTGCGAGCCCTTGGGGTAGATACCGGTGACGGTGTTCTCGCCCCAAACCACCAGCCAGATCGAGGTGTTGCCTGCGCCCGTGCCACCGGCGTCGATGATGTTCTGGCCGCTGGTTGCGGATTTGCTGTTGTAGCGCGGAGTCAGGCCCAGAACGCCGTCCTTGGTGGTGCTGGTGTCGCCGTAGATGATGGACTGAGCAAAGCTCTCGTTCATCGCTTCGACGAATGCCAGACCTTCACTCAAGCGGAAAGCCGCCGAGTTCCCGTTCAGGTTCGCCAGGTCAACGTCGATTTCGTTGCGACCTTCGAGCATCGCGCAAACGTCCTCGATGGTGGCGCGTCCAGACTTCGAAACCTGGACGCCTTTGTAGAACTCGCGGAACGACACGGTGGGAAGACCGATGCGGACGGATGCCTTGTGGCCGGTCGGCAGGTTGCCTTCGATGAAGTTCATGTACTGAATCAGTTCGTTGGACTGGTTCAGCAGCTCGGCAACTACGGCAACTTTGCCGTCTGGTCCGAAAGATTTGGCGATATCGATGAGGGTGACGTGCCCCCCATTTGCGGGAAGAACTGACATGAGCTACTCCTGGTGTGGATTTTTGGGCGAACAAAAGCCGCCCGCAGGCGGCTCGTTAAAAACGGGGTGATGAAGTACTACGCGGTCGTAGTCTTGTCGTACAGAACACTGGCCGCGCTGGTTCTGCCCCGCGTTGGGGCGGAGCCAATGACCATGTTGTCCTGGCTGATCGACTTCCCAGCCTTGAACATGAACCGGATAATCTCCGGATGATTGCCCAGTCCCGTCGAAGTCAGCAGCTGATGAAGCTCGGGCGACCCGAAGTTATCGAGAGCCTTCTTTGCGATCCCCAGGTTCTGCTCCAGCGCGGCGCCACCGAACTCTTTATCGGCCTTCGACGCGTCAAACCAGCCCTGTCGAACCGAAGCAACCTGCTCGGCCTGCCGTGCCGCAATCTGCGGAGACATGGTTTCGAGCAGCTTTTGCGCAGCTTCCTGGCTCAGGTTGGCATCCCGTGCGCCGGCTTCGAACGCAGTGAGAATGGACGCGTCGTACTCCGTACCTTCCGGAGCTGTGAACACATACTTCTCGGGTGCGCCTGGGACAGGCTTCACTTCGGGTGCCGCAGCTGGCGTCTCAGGAGTGACCTCAGGCGTAGCTGGCGTCTCAGCTACCACCACGGCCGTGGCCGCGGGAGTCGCTGGAGTGTTGGGGGTCTGAGTCGCGTCTGCGCCTAAAAGCGTTGCAGGGACTGCGGCCGTTGAGGTTGCGTCAGCTGCTGCTGCCGTTTCCGTCACCGTTGGTTCTGCCATCGTAAAACTCCTTCAGCATGGTCAAGTAAAGGTCGGGGCATGCAGCGTCCAACTTCACGAGAAGCGAATTCCCAAAGTTCCTCCAGCCCTCATTAAAGGCCGTCTGGTGGGTGTCCTTGTCGAATGTCGATCGGTGTATGCCTGATTCATCGAGCAGGCGGCAGATGATCCGGCGTCCGCGCCTGGAACTCATCTGCCACTTGAGGTCTCCAAGCTCTGTCTCTGTCGCCAGGCGACGCCGGTTTGCTTCCTTCTTCCGGTGGTCTTCCTGGCCAGCGAGATCGGTTGGGTCGTAGTTGGGCTCGTCCATGGTTTACTTCTTGTCGTAGAGGGTTTTGGTCTTCTTGTCGCCGCGGCCGCTCACTTCCATGTCGGTGATCTGGAGGCCGATGCTGCTCTCGGCATCGCCAACCATAGTCTGGTAACCGCTCTTGCTGGTGACCGTAGCTTTGGCCGTGATTGTCACCTCGTCGCCCACGTTCACGCCGTCACCGATCCCAAGCTTTCCCATGGCGTCGTCGTCCAGATTGATCGAAAGCCCGTACGGGTACCGCGGTTGATCATCCGAGGACGAAGGCGAACACTGCTCCTTCGCCTCCTCCTTACTCATCTTCATGTTGACTAAGCCCATCGTTTCTCCTAGTTTCCGCCCCCGCTTTGCGAACCGTAGCCGCTGAATTGGTTGAGCATGTCCTGCCCCATGTTGCTCGCACCGCCCTGTGTGGGCGTCTGGCCAAAGTTCTTGGCCGTCTGGCTCTGCTGCTGCATCGCCTCTGCCTGCGCTTGCGCCGCCTGGGCCTTGGCGCGCGCCTGGCGAACGGCTGCAACCTGCTGCGAACCCACGATGAGCTTCGGATCGACGCCCAGCATCTCGCTGTAACTCTCTACCCAGGCATCGGGGTCAAAGTTGTCGAGCACTTCCGGCTTCATCTGCGCCACCGTGCCCATGGAAGTGACGAAGCGATCCACGGAATTGGTGCCGATAGCTCGTTGAGCCTGTGCCAGTATGCCGATCAATTCGATGTTGAGCTGTTGTCCCTGCATTTCCGGTGGGGCAGGCGGGACGATTCCCGCCTCTTGCATGTGCGTAAACGTGGTCTGCACCAGGGGAAAGAGAAGCTCGTTGCTGATGCGCTCCAGCACAGGGCCGATCATGAGCATCTTTTCCTCATGCAACTCGGCCACTTCCGTCGCGGTCATCTGCGTATTGGTGTTGTTGCTCAACAACAGGAACAAATCGGCGAAGAATGAGCCGTTGATCCGTTGTCTCACGTCCTGAATGTCCTGCAGCAGATACTGCAGGTTCAAGTTGACATCGAACAGAGACTTGATCGCTCCGCCGGCCGTCGGATCCCGATAGGTCACGCCGCCGGGAAAGCGGTTGACGTCCTGGTTCTTCATGTTGGTCGGAACGTCGAGCGGTGGGTTGGTCTGGTAGTCGATCGCGTTCGCCTTGCGCAGCTGCTCGTGTTGCAGCTGCTTGATATCCCCCAGCGCTTCCATGCCCGGGCTGTTGCCGTAGATATCGCCGCCGGCTACAGCCCAGCGCGGACATACCGCGGGAAACTGCTTGAAGCCGGACTCGCGTAGCAGCGTCCTGGAGTCGCCGTTCAGCTCGAAGTAGATGCTGCTCCATGCCATGTTCTGGCTATTCGCCTTGCTTGGGTCGCGATCGGCGCGCGGCTCAATGGCGTGAATCAATGGGATCCAGGCATCGAGGCCGTTGCCCTTGTCGTAGAGGTTCTGCACGGTGCGCGAGCACTTGTCGTAGCCGAACTCCTTGACCATGCTGGACACCGGCATTTCGAATTCGCGATAAAGGGTGCAAACGATGCCTTGAGCATCGCTCGCGATCGCATACTCGCCGATGGTGAGCGGGTAGTGATGGATCACGTTCTTGAAGTCGGGCAGGATGACAGACGCGGCGGTTCCGAACGCGCCGAGTTCCTCGTACATCTGGTGCAGAGCCCGGTAGGTATTGCTCTTGGCAAACACCATGAGCATGCGGTTGGCCACGTCATCCAGCCACAGCTTGACCGGCTGGTACGAGTTCATATCAGGATCAGCCGTGCCCAGCTTAAACCACGGCCTCGCCGGCGATGTCGCGCCACCCATCAAGCCGGCGCCCAGCGTACGAAGCGCTCGTATCCCGGTGTTGTCGTAAATGTTCTGGTTCCTGCGATCGCCTTTGTCGCGGTCCTGACGGAAATAGCGTCCGGAGCGCGGCAGAATGTAGGTGGTGATCTCCTGCCAATGACTCCACCAGGAGGACCGCTCCGTCTTCAGCTGGCCCCAGCGGGTGAGCGCCAGCTGGCGTTTCTCGTTGTCGTCTGCCATCAGATGGAGTCCTTGTCAGTCTCTGGCACGTCTTCGTATTGATTGCACCCGAACGTGCCGTGAACCATGATTGAGTCCTTGTCGGTCTCGGTAAAGAGTTTCATCTAGCTTCCCAACAGGCTGGACTTGCCCAGGCTCAAGCTGCCGTTGCCCACGCCACCGGTGCCAGTCAGCATGGTGGAACCTGCACCGACCTTGGAGATCTGCGCCGCCTGGTTCATGATGGCGGCGATGTTGGGGGTCTGTTGATTTGCCGCGTTGGTCGCCGTCTGGTTCGCGCGCTGGGTGGAGAGAGCGTTGGCCTCGGCCGTCTGCGTCGCCGTCGTCTGCTGCGCGAGGGCTTTTTTCTCAGCGTCGGCGGACTTGGCACCGTCAATCGCGCTGACGCCAACGCCGAGGGCGCCGACGCCAGCCGAGATTCCGGCTATTAAAAGGGCTGCGCCTGACATGGCTACTCCTCGCTCGCAGTGAGCACGGTTGGGACTTCGAAGCCAACCAGCACGATGTTCTCGAAGGGTCCGGTCGGGAGCTTGTCTAAGTCGGACTTGGAGTTGACCGAGGTGAATGTGACATCGGCATAGTGTCCGCAGCCATCGTCGATCACACCGCTCTTCGTGGGTACGTGGTAGTTCACCAGGCACGGGTAGTTGGCCGCGTGCTGGTTCAGTTCCGCTTCGCTCGAATAGATGACGAGCTTCTTGATATTGGCCATGGTGTTACTCTCCTGTTTTGGTGACGATGTTCGCGTTTACCACCTGGTGGGACATCAGCAGGTCAGTCTCGTCGGTAAACTCGCGCTCAGCCTCTTCGACCGTGGTTGCCGTGGTCGGGAAGAGCATGGTGAACTCTGTATCGCTAATGGCCGCGAAGATCGTCTTTCGGCCAGCTGCAGCCGGAATCACGTTGTATCCGTCGAGCCGTATCCATCCCTCATTCACCAGCGCGAGGACGCTGCCATGGATCACAACCAGCGTTGGCCGCTTGATCATCACAGAGGAAATGAACTGGTCGCCCTTGATGCGCACCGTACGGGCGTACAGGCCGGCATGGAATACGTGCTCAGTCGTGATCTTCTCCTGCGGCATCTTCAGCCACACCGCTTCGACCTCACGCACCTTTGCGAGCATGTCAGCGGAGACGAGCTTCTTGATATTGGCCATGGTGTTACTCTCCTGTTTTGGTGACGATGTTCGCGTTTACCACCTGGTGGGACATCAGCAGGTCAGTCTCGTCGGTAAACTCGCGCTCAGCCTCTTCGACCGTGGTTGCCGTGGTCGGGAAGAGCATGGTGAACTCTGTATCGCTAATGGCCGCGAAGATCGTCTTTCGGCCAGCTGCAGCCGGAATCACGTTGTATCCGTCGAGCCGTATCCATCCCTCATTCACCAGCGCGAGGACGCTGCCATGGATCACAACCAGCGTTGGCCGCTTGATCATCACAGAGGAAATGAACTGGTCGCCCTTGATGCGCACCGTACGGGCGTACAGGCCGGCATGGAATACGTGCTCAGTCGTGATCTTCTCCTGCGGCATCTTCAGCCACACCGCTTCGACCTCACGCACCTTTGCGAGCATGTCAGCGGAGATCGGAGCCATTACCGGCAGCGCCGCTGGCGTCATCACCAGGTCGCTCACGCCAGCCTCTTACAGAACACGGCGTTAGTGAGTGCGTATGGCTTGGTGGCCAGCAGCACCATGGCGAGCGCGCTGTTGATCGGCGCGGTGTACACGATGGCAACGCATTCGAGCAAACGCGCGTGCGACTCGATAGCCGCCATCAGAGCTTTCCCGGTGCACCCTGGCCGGTAGGCTGATGCCAGAAACAGAGATTCGACCGACGCCACCTTCTGGCCGTAATGGGGGAGGACTGATGCCAAGATGGATGCAAAGCCCACCAGCTCGTCGCCGGCGTACACGCCAAAGCAGTGAAAGATGCCCGCGGCTTCGAGGGCTGCGTAGATCTGGGGCTGCTGGTCGATCTTGCCAATCAGCGGGATGGAGCACTCCGCACCGTACTCGTCGATCAGCTGCTGCGCGTTGGGCGCGTCAAGAATGTCGCGGTAGTTTACGCGTCGGATTTCCGTGGTCATCGTCATAAGCTCATATCGAAGCGTACGGGTCATAGGTCTTAGGTGCCCTGCTCTGGCGCATCCCCGGCAGTTTCGTCATGCGGCTCGGCCGATCGGGAATAGCAAACGTCAGCGCCAGCGCGTCCGCCAAGTCGGGGCTCTTACCGAGCCTCTTCTTGATCTGGTCTTTGCTCTCAATTTGGAACTTGCCCTTCGTAAAGAAGTAGGTCGGGCTGCACAACTCGCTGATCAGCTCGGGGATCGGCGGCAGGCTTCCACCGGCCTTTACCCAGTCGGCCATCTTCATCCACATCTCGGCCCTCATGTTGAGGTACCTGGGATCATTTGCAGGCTTGTCGAACGCGATCGCGTAAACGTCGTGCCCTGCGGCCCGCATCACATCGATGCTGCCGTGGGCCCATCCCACCGTGTCATCGAGGAAGATCAGGACCTCATCGGTCTCGCACACCACCTGCGAGCTGTCGTCCTCGCGCATCCACTCAAACTTTTTAGCCAGCGTCCGCGCCGCGATGTCCACCGAAACGGAGGAGTCGCGCGCATGGCGCATGATGATCGGCGTAAACGCCACACATCCCTGCCTGGGGAAGATCACCGTCCGGTCGTCTCCGAACCGCGCCACATCGACGCCCAGCCGCTTCTGCGCCCACTGATACTCTTCAGGCCGCGGGTGCAGCTTCATGGCCCGCTCAACCTCGTCGGAGCTCAGCAGCGCGTTGATGCTGCCAGGCGGGAAGAGGCCAAGAATGTAGGCCATCACCCAGGGATTCTCCCTGCCGTACAGCGCAATCTGGTTCTTGGCCCACTCCAGGTCGACGCGTGGCGTCCGTTTCGGGTCGTCCGGGTCCGCAGTGATCGAGACCACTTCCCAGTTCTCCCTGGAACGGGTCGTAACCTCGTACAGCAGGCCCGTCTGGCTCGTCGTATTGCCCGCGGTGATGATCAGGCCGTCCTCGCAGCTGGTGAGGCCCTGCTCGGCGCTCCGGACCATCTGTGGGGGAATGTCGCCCGACTCGTCAATCAGGTAGAACGGGAACCTTGAGTGCTGGCCGCTCAGCGTTCGGCCGACCGTTTCGGTGTCGGACGACTTCGCCCAGCCCTTCGCCGCCAGGAACCAGGTCTCGGCGTGATCCTTGGCCGTGATCCTTTCCTTGTTCCACACGAACGCGTTCAGCAGGAAAGGCGACTGGTTCTGCCACCGGGCCATCTCCGCCCAGAGGTTGTCGCGCAGGTTGTCCGCCGTAATTGATACCGCGGAGCCCTTGGGGTGCTCGTTGGGCGCCGCAAAGCATGCCAGGCGATGCCATCCAGCCCACGCGAGCACGGCAGTTTTTCCAGGGCCCGCGCAGGCCTTCATGGCAATGCGCTTGCGCCCAGGGACACCCATGAGCCGCAAGACGTCGAGCTGCCACGCATCTGGTTCGGCGCGGAAGCATTCCCTTACAAACTTGACCGGATCCAGGCGCCACTCGCGGATCTTGGCCGCGGCGGTACTCATTCCTCGTTACCGGCCCCGCAGACCAGTTGCTCCAGCGTCAGGGTCCCGGAATGGTTCTGCTGGATAGTCTGGGCCGGCAGGCCGAGCACGCGATCGAGGAGCGACTTCTCTACCTGGAACCGCAGCCGAAGATCCTGCGCCCGGGAGAGATTCCGCCACCGGCACTTCAGGCACCAGCAGTCCGCGGTGTGCTTCGTATGCTTGAGCGCGAGGAAGTCGAGGATCTCATTCGCCTCGCTCTTGCTCACCGCCGCCGGCTTCGTCGGCTTTTTCGCCCGCCCGGCTCCCGGCCTCGATCCACCTCGCGGCATGTAACATTACCCTCGTTTGAAAAGCGTTCTGGGAATCAAAGAATCAAACAGTCTTGCGTGCCCCTAAGGCACCAGTCACCGCCGCCGAAGCCTTCGCATCATCCACCTTGAGATACGCTCCCGTAGAGCTCAGGGACTTGTGCCCAAGGTACTGGCGAACGTTCTCAATGCCTGCAGATTTAATAGTTTGCATAGCAATGGAGTGCTTCAGGATGTGCGGATGCGCGTTGTGTTTTGCAATCCCGGCCTGCGCCGCGTAGCGCCGGAAGAGCCGGTAAAACTGCACGCGGCTGATCGGAAACAGTTTTTGATTTCCATGCATTTCGCGCGAGAAATCAAACAGCCCTTTCGCCTCATTCAGCAGCGGATCCGCGTCTTCCACCAGCGGCTGCGTGGTCTTCAGCGAGCCCTTCAACCGAGCCACCGTCAGGTGGCCATCGGCGATGCAACCAGCTGTGATACCAACCACTTCACTGGCTCGAAGACCATGCCAATAGCCCACCAGAATCATCAGCCAGTCGCGCTCCCGATGAGCCTTGGCGACCCTCAGAAGCTCCCGTAATTGCTCGTTTGAAAGATGTTCCATAATCAAAAAGAATCAAAAAACGTATCAAAACTTGATTTTGATACCTCTGCCCCGGTGCGGAATATCCGCAGCCCGCAGCGCCGCGGCGGCTGCAACCGCAGCCAGCGGAACAATTCGGACGAGTCGCAGGCCTCGCCGGCGTCCTCATCCTCGAACTGCTCCGGCTGCTCGCTCATGTCATCACACGTACTGACGTGTCATTACTTCGCCGAAGCGGCCTTCGCCTTGCCCAAGCGCCAGCCGGCGGCCAGCACAAACGTCGAGCTCGAACCCGGAGTCGCCAACCCAGCCAGCAGCACCGAGTAGGAGTACTGCGTCGCCGTCTCGCCCTCGATCTCCGCCGCCGCGGCCGGTCCGTTCAGCGCAATCAACTCCTGCTTCCATTTCGGATACTTCCCCTGGCTGGTCTTCTGCAGCGCAAACTCAGCCACCGCCTCGCCTTCCAACCGAAAGCATTTCCCCGCGCGCTGCCCGATCGCCTTGGCCAGCTCCTCGGGACTCAGCGCCTTCACCTCGTCCAGGTTCACAAAGCCCATCTTGAAAAACACCTGCCCCATCGCCGCGTCTTTTTCCTTGTCGGCCGCAGCCTTGGCTTTGCCGGCTTCGGCCGCATTCACGCACGCCGCGCGCGCGGCCTCCAGCTCGTCAAACGTCAATACCGGCAGTTCAACCTTCACTTTAGCCACGCCTAAACTCCTTCGCTCTTGTCGCTTTTTTCTGCAGTCCGCCGCGTCCGGGCGGTGTCTTTTGTAGGCCGCTTCCGTGCGAAAGGTAACTCCGCAAAAGTGGCAGCGGATGTTGGTGTGCGTGTGAATGTGCGGGGATGACTGCGCCGCGGCCGTACGTATGATCGCCAGATCGGTTTGCCGCATCACGCATTCATCCCCGCTTCCCGAATGCGCGGCCGGGACGGGCGGCGCCTGACAACGGGAAAACGTCACTTAAACTTCGCCTGCTTGCAAGTCGTCCATCCCGCGCGGCCCGGCGGTAGGCTCTGTGGGCTCTTGGTGCGCCTCCCGCTCCAGCCGCGCCTTCCGGCGCAGTTCCAGCAGTTGGTGCATGGCCAGGTTCCCGCGCGTCTTGCTCGATACGTGGCATTTCAAATCGGCGTTCATAGGTATTCCCCCTGAATTGCGGCCTGGATGCGCCGCTCAAGATCCTTCCACTGCGCCTTGTCATAGCCGGGTGTGCCCACCGCTTTATCCCAGAGCGTGAGAAACGCGTGCCAGTCCGCCCTGGTCCACCGCGCCGCCTGCAGCCGTTCGCTCAACTCGCGGCACTGTGCATCCGCCCCAGCGCCCGCGGCCGGCAGCGAAGCGTTACCCGGCGCCGCCGCGGCGGCCAGGTCCGGCTCTACGCTGGTCACACCGTCACCTGTGCGCCGGCGCTCATCGGGTTCTGGTCGCGCGGACTGGTGGTTTTGTTCGGCGCGCAGTTCAACCCTTTGTGGGGAGTCTGTCCAAAGTGACGGCTCATTGATCCATAGGTCGGTTTCATCTGCCAGGTCAACCCGGATGGCACCCACACCAGCTTTCGGCCGTGCGAGACCGTCCGGTCGTAGCCGATGTCGTCAATCCGTGGGCCGCGCTCCAGCCTGGCGCAGGCCTTCGGCGAATCCATGTACTGAGCGGCCTCGGTGCGCACGCCGCCGATCACTGCAATCACCGCCACCACCACGCCGGCAGCGATCTTCGCCATCACCCACGAACGGCTTTTGTGGCGATGGGGTGCATCCACACTCGGGTTTGAGGTGTGTAGAAAAACAGGGATTTTCATGGTGTTCTCAGGGCTCCGCTAATGCGCGCGGGCACACGCTGAAGCAAAGAATGAACTGCTGGAATGAGTTCCCAGTATCGAGCTACAAACCTTCGCGCCGCAACACGAACGTTTGCCTAAAGGTTGTAGAAGTTAGCAGTGCAGCTAAGGTCGACGCTCTAAGGTACTCGCGCCCGCGGCCGGCGGCGAAGCTTTACCCGACGCCGGGGAGTGCATTCGTGCGCCCGTCCGCCGGCACTCCGGACAAACCTCGCATCCGGCCGCCGCGCCGCACTTCATCACCAGGATCGCCAGTGGGGAGCTGGATATCCGGATGCGTATCCCATGGTGCCGCGCGATTGCATAGATGGATTGCCGCGCCCGCTGTCGAGCCTTCCCGGTGTTTGCCTCGTTGCGGAGGCAGATGGAAAACACCTCGCCCGGCGCGCCGGCTTTCAGGCATTCGATCAGCTGCGCCCAGCGCGATCGCAGCCGGTCCTTGCGTCGATCGAACTCCTCGGGTGTTATGTCGACGCGCTCGATCATTGCTCAAAGTTTAACGCACAGTGCTAAAATCCCCGGCAAGGGAGAATCACCAAATGCAAAACTCGAAAGTCGCAAAGTCGCTCACCCTCGCGCGCCAGCACATCGACATCGCACTCGCCGGGCTCGGCACGGAAGCAAAACAGTCTGCCGCTCGGCGCACCCCGGCTGTCGCCAAAACACGCGCAACGCGCAAAGCCGCTTAGCCTCTGCCAGGCCGTGCCCAGCCCCGGTCGCCGGCCGGGGCTTTGTTTTTCGTGCCGTTGTTTCGTGATCTTGTTTTATGTAGTCATCCTGAGCGCAGCGAAGGACCCCTACCAGGCTCACATTCCGACTCCGCTAGGAAGGCTTTCCGGCCCCGCCCCGCCCAGTCGCACGGTTCCACTGCAACACCAACATCAAAACCCCGCACCGCTGGCATCTCGCATGCCCAAGCTTTTGCCGTTGCCGTTGCGGTTGTTTGGCCTTTAACTTGCGCCTTTTCCTCTCCAGCAAAGCGGGGTGGCTCGGAGGGGCGGCAGCCCCTTCGACGAATGTCTTTTAATGCACTTCGATCCGGCGCGTTCTTCAGCGCCGCTCCTTTTGCTTTTGAATTCGCACAGCTTCCACATCGGAAATCAACGAGCGGCGAGTGGAGATGAATAGGGTTTGTGGAGATAAGGTCTTAAAAGACTAATTGCTGCTTTTTTTGAATTTAGAGTTTCTTTTTTTTAACTTGGTGCTGCTTTCTGTGATTTCTCGGTGCTGCTTTCTATTCACGGTTGGGCGGAGATTTGCGCGCTGTGGATCGCCGGAGCCTGGTAGATTCCCCACTTTTCGCTTTTTGTTGGGTCCACGCTGGGTTACTCTGGCGGCGAGCAATTTTCGTCGTGAACGAACGGCCTACTTGGCGCGTGCATATTTGTTTGCGCTCAAGTTTGATGGATGGCTCGCAGCGAAGAGAAAGCGAATCCCCCGTCGCACCCGCATAAACACTACACGCGCACGCAAAAAGCGACCGCAGACACTTCGCCTGCGGCCGTGAATGGGATTTAAGCTGCTGGTGGGTTTGGCACCCCTGCGGTCAGGTAACGGCCGCTGGTGCTGGACCTACGGAGGCCCGTGCGAGTGAGGGAAAACCACCTCAACCTGCCATTCAGGGATTCCAGCGTCAATCATGCGCCGCGCACACTCGGCACGGAACTTCGCGGAGTCGTTCTCCGGCTCTTGCCACTCTCCAAGCGTCTGCCGGAAGATCCGGTTCATGTGCGTCGCCCAGTTGGCCTGGGTCGCCCACACCGGCTCCATGGCGCGCTCGAAGCTCTCGAGCTCGGTCGGAACCCACTCGCACACCCCGATGTATTCGTTGGGCTCGTCCTGGCGCCACTGCACGAGGCCCGCACGCCTCTGCTCGGGCGTTGGCTTCGTGCCCTTACCCAGCGGGGCACCGGTCTTAACCCAGTACCACGCGCCAGGCTTGCCAATAAACAGAATCAGCCCGAGGCCGGGATGCGCGACGCCAGCGCGGTCGGTCCAACTCACGGCCAGCCGGCGGAGCGAGCGCGCCACGGCATTGCGATCGCATTTCAATGCCGCGGCAATCTGCTCCTGGGTCTGCTGTATCTTCCCGGCCTTCCATTGCTTGGTGGCCTTGTTGCACACGTAGAGATCGTGCGCCACCAGGTAGTCGTAGACCGCGAGATCCGTTCCGTGCAGAATCGACAGCGGATGGTGCGCGACGGCCATGAATTTCCGGTACTTCAGGTTGCTCAACTCGGCTTTCGTTTCGATCACCTGGCCGGTTGCGCCGTCGATTGTGGGCGGGGGCTTGAAAAGGGCGGCGTGCTCCGGCATCGCGGCCAGATCGGCGGCTGAGCCTGGCTGGAAGCACGCGGGATGGTAGTTCGGCCGCGCAACTTCCGCAAGGTTCCACTTCGCCTCGATGTGCTGTTTCTTGCGCGTGATCCGAATCACCCCGCGCCCCTTGCGGCCTAAGAGCCTGCAAGCCGACTGCGGACATTTATACCCCAGCGACCCGGCCCACTGCGTCAGTGACTGATTGTGAACATTAACCTTCGGGGCGCCGTCTGCGGGGAGTGTCTTCAGCGCGATCCCCGCTTGCGCTACGCGCAGGTCGCGCTGCGCAGCCTTGTCCGCCCGCCTCTTGTTGGGCACGGTGCTCTTGTGCCCCGTCGGCTCGCCAGGGGAGCATATATTGTAGAGCGCTGCCGGCAGCGAGAGAATCGCGCTCCTGCGAGGCATCCCTGTGATATGGAGGGCTTTAGGTACGGGTATAGTTATTGACTCGAACTTCTCAGCCTTTTCACGGCGCGGCTTTTCTGCCGGGAGCGGCGGGGCCGGCGTCTCCGGCAAATCGAATGTCGCATACGTGGCTTTACACTCCGCGCACAGCGGCTCCATGTTACGCCGGCAGACCGCAGGGACCGGGGTACTGCCATGCGATGTGCTACACCACTGGCCCGGCTCCGCGGCTGTGTACTCTGCCCGCCGGCGCACCCCTACATACGCCTCCGAGTGAGGGTCGATCTTCGCCCGCTGCACCTTGTTTTGCCCAGGCCGTGATTTTGGTTGCGAGGCTATTACAAGTCTCCTTGAACGCGCCGCACGAGCAAGGGGACCGCCGGGAAATTGGCAGTCAACATTACCCGCTCATCCAGCCTGGATTGCACCGCCTCTTTAATGGTCACGGGCCACTGCGCCCGTACCCAAACCCCAAGGGGTAAACCCGCGGGTCTCGCCTTGACGGCTTTTCTTTTGGCCCTTTGCACCAATCGTTTCCAGTGTTTTGACGGTTTCACGCGGCCCTCCGCATCTCTCTCACGTCCACAATCATTGGCCCGTACTGGGGGTGCGCGATGAATGGTTTTGAAACTCCCGAGACAGCAATCTGCGAAAGCGATGCCGCGCCGTCCCAATACCAGAGACGCCGCGCGTTCGCTAGCTTCGCCTCTTTGCCGTCGCGTGAGACAAGGTTCGCGGCAAACGCGCCCGCACTGTAGGTGCGGACAATTACATAGGGCTGATCTGTCTTCTTTTCCATTGCTCACCGTCCTATAAAATCGCGCGGCTGGCTTGGCGCCCGTTGTTTTGTCGGGTCGCACGTAAACGTCGATACTCGATTCGTTGCGGTAAAACCAAACCCTCGCTTCGCCGCGCCGCACACGAATCCGGTTGGAATCGCCGCCCGGATTTCCCTTGCTCTTCCGGGCCGTCAAAGCCTTCCACCTACCGGAGTGGGGAACCACGGGAGCCACCTGCGCAGCCACCCCCCAAATACTCCTGTTTGCCTCCGCGTGATACTCTTTGTTTCGACCGACTGGGTTGAAATGTTTTCGGGCCGGTGGCGAGCGACAACTCGCTGCCGGCGCAAACTGGGTTTACGCACGAAGTACTCGCCGTACCCCTTCGGATATTCCTTCCTTTCCATGTGACCTCCTCGTTTTGTTCTTCATCACCAAAACCTTTTCGTACTTCTTGAGTTCGACCACCGACGGATCTTCGCGCGGCCCGTCAACGTCGAACGCAGGCATCCTGAAAGCACTCGTTGACTGCGATTTCTTGAACATTTACTTCTGCCCCCCCGCAATTCACGATCCAACTCAATGCGCTGCATCACCGTGATGCGAGTCTTTCCTTTGCCAGCGCACGGCTCGCACACACGCACCTTGTACACCGCCTCCGGATCGGGCCGCAGCCCGGTCTCCTGGCAGCTTGGGCAGCGGTAAATGAATCTCCGATGTCTCATGCCGGCTCCTCGCGTTCGCCTGGCTCGTCGAAGGTCGGCAGTCTCGGCATGGGCGGTTCGCTCGACAACAAATCCTCCGCGAGTGCCGGCATCGGACCGAACCCCTCATCGAAGTACTCCTTCCAAAACTGTCTTCGCGCGGGAAGCATGGTTTCGGCGGCCTCCGGAGAAAAGAAGAACTCCTCCACCGCTGCCACCCGCAACTCTTTCAACCAGGTCGCGTAGCTCATGCGCGCCTCTCGATATCGTCGATCGAGGATGTGGGCCGCGAAGCCATGTCCATCAACAAGGTCATCTTCCGCACTAGCTCCGTGGAGTACTGCTTCACGCACTGCGGAGATGAACACACATCGCGCTCCTCGTTGACCCACCAGCAGCCAATCGTCAGGCCGCCCCAATTGAGTACGCAGGCCGCCAGTTCCGTGCATCCGCAGAAGAGGCACTTATGCTCCGCCGACGATGACACGACACCGCCGAGCATTCTCGCTTGCGCCGGCGTCATGCGGCACCGCCAAACAGTTCACCCTGCCGCGCAGAGAGTTCTTTGCGTGCGTCCCGGCAAAGCTTATCGTTGCGCGCGATGCATTCCAGGCAAGGGCCGCGCCGCCGGTCATCGATGCGGTGCTGCGTCTCCCTCGCGCACTTGTTGCAGTAAAACGCTGCAGAAACGGTCGAGCGGGTGAAGTGCTGGCTCATGCGGCACGCTCCATTTCCATCGCTCCGTCCGGTACAGGAAGCCCATGCCGCCTCGCGAATTCGAAGGCATGCACCGCGCACAACGGGCGCTTCTGCCCCTTCAGCCGCTGGCCGATAAAGTAATCAAGCTCCCCGAGGTAATAGCTGAGCCACGCGCAGTGCGAGCAGCGGGGCCGATCAGCCGGGGAAAGCAGTGTCAGCGTTTGGTTGCGCGCGACGGTGTGTCTCATGCGGCACCGCCTTCTCGTCCGGCACGGCGTTTTCTGTCTTCGTGGACCCATTCGATAACGAGCCTGACAGTCTCCGCCCATTTTTCAGGTGGAACTAAGTTTGCAAGCGCGCCGGTCAGGTAACACTGCGCGGTCCTTCGTTCTTCGTAGTCGAGGCCGGCTAATGCGAATTGCTCATTTTTTAGCTCGAGCAGATTGGTGGGGTCGGAGGGGAGACGGCGGTGTAGGCTCATGCGGCACCGCCTTCGGGAGCAGCGGCCAACTCGCGAACAATACGCAAGCCGGACTTGGAGGCATACTCTTCTGCTTCCTGCACAGTCTCGAAGTTGCAGATTTGCGAGCGTCCGATTGGCATCCCCCGTTCGTGCGCACTCCAGCCACTGCCGGACCATGCGTAGTAGTTGGGGTTTAACGGGTTTACTAGAATGAAGCGCCCGAAAACACCCTCGACAATCTTGCAGCTCGGCATTTTTACTTCGGAGATTTCCACATCAGGTGCCTTGCGGATCGCCGCCGCGTAGGCAATTGCCTCGGTGCCGATCTTCCGCGCCAGCTCCATCAGGTAGTAGGCCTCGTCCTGGGAGGCATCCAGGCTCAAGGTAAGCGACGAGCGGCCGGGGAAATTCATCATCACCCACCATTCGCCGGGAGCCATCTGGGCCATGGCAATGCGCAGGGTGCCATCACCAAGGTGCGAAGAGAGAAGAATCTCGCGGTTGGCGGAAGTGGATCCGATTGCCGTCTTCGCGTTCATCTTCCACCTCGCAAAGCCCAGATCAGGATGGCGATCGATCCCCACAACACGATGGCAATGGGGATGGCGAAGGAAAAGCAGCGCAGGAGCCCGGGCTTCTCGGGCAGCGGGAAGTCCGCCGGCTGCTGTGCGGGGCGCCGGCGTTCATAGGAGTTATTCATGCGCCCCTCCTCGTTTCAAATTCAGCCACCAGGAGTAGTGCAGGAACACGCGCCGCAGCGGGTCCGCCACAGCTTCGCGATCGACCAGGTACTGCTCATAGCCGTGCGCAAACAGCGCAGCGTCAGGCACGGTGCCGAAACACCTGGTCACCGCGTTCCAGTCCTCTTTGATGGCCGCGCGTGAGAGCTCGTTACTCGCGAGGTCAGCCAGCGCTGCCAAGTACTCGACGGTCTGCGGAGGAGCGGAGGATGGAGCCGCCGCCGGCCGCGCGACTCCTGCTCTGGCGTGTCCTCCAGGGACATTCCCCGTGACCTCCCTCACCGATGATTTGACCGGCGGAACTTTTTCGGCAGCACCGACGAGCGACAGTTTTACCGGCGCCCCTTTGCAGCGTCTTGCAAACTTTCGCGGACGGTCAGCCAAGCGGTTGAGCTGCGATGGTTTGGGAAACGCCGGCGGCGGCAATTCGTCCGCCGGCGAGTGCACCAGGCGAATGGTCTGCCCTGGTTTGGGGAACCGAGGCGCAGGCACCGGGTCCGGAGCTGGGAACAGACGCTTGGCCAGCCGCACATCCCGCAGATAGCTAAGATCGTAGAGGCGTTGAATCACGAGAGCCTCCGCGCGCTATCGAGCGCCTGCTGTGCGCACAGCCGGGTCTGGATGAGGCGCAGCTTGAGGTCCGCGCCCATGGCTACCATGGCGGCGGGTTTCGCTTCAATCTGGTTGGCAACTTCTACAACACGGAGGCAGGCGTCATACAACTCGGCGGACGCCTGACGAGCTCCGTAGGCAGTGGCCGGGGCTAGGGCTGGGTTAGAAAAAGGTTGATTTGGGCTTGATTCAGCTTCTACAACATCGCGCGCGGCATCGTTCGACATGGAACACTCTCCAGAAGGTGTCCAGTGTTGATGCCGGTTTTATGAAGAGTCTCTTCCGTTGCTGCCGATCGAGCTTCGCCTTAGAAGGCAGATGCTCTATCCAACTGAGCTACGCTCCCAAAGAGGGCGTTGCGGAAACAGAAGAGGCACTTTCAGAAACCGGTCTAACACTGGAGCGTTTTTGGGTTGAGGTTAAAGAAGCCTTGCGAGCTTCCCGGTATGCCCTTTTATATTCCGCGCGGCGACTGAGAATCTCCGCGCGCCTCTCCGGTGTTAATGGAGGGGCAGGGCGTTTTTTACTCGGGCGGGTGAACTCCGTTCTATTCCAATTTGGGCTTTTGCACTTGGGACACTTACCGGGCTCCCTCGATTGGCGAAGCACCCAGCTATGCCCACAGATGTTGCAGCTCCTAGTTGGTAGAACGATCTCACCTGCCATAGCCTTACCTTTGTACTCGCAGTTTTGCTTTAAGTCAACAACTGTTTTCACGATAGTCGTTGTGAATCTCTGCCGGGTAACCCTTCGATCGAGCCTCTTTCGCACGCGGGGACCGACGCCGCGGGCTTCTTCGGCAGCGTCAGTTCGAGCTTCGCGGTCGCGTCGGACTTGGGTTTCATGCGGATATGGCTGTACCTTTTCTTCATCCTCGAGCTGAGCGCGTGCCCGGCCATTTCCTCGATGGTCTGCTCGCTGATCTCGGCTGCCTCCATCAGTTTGGTGATCGCGTGATGTCTCAGGTCGTACATCCGCAGCGTCGGCACCCCGGCCATTTTGCGCAGCGATCCCCACGCCTTCTTCCACGAGCCCATCGGCTTCCATGGGTCGTAGGGGCTCGACCGCGTGCGTCCTGGCAGCAGGTAATGCTCCGGGTTCGGCTCGATCTTGGCGCTGCGGCAGATTTTGTAATAACGCTTGAGCAGCTGCCCCGCGGCCCACTGCGAGGATCCGTTGAGCGGCACGATGCGCTCCCGGTGGCCGTTCTTCAATCCATCGCGGATGCGCAGCATTCCCATGGGCGCGCCGGCGCTCTCAGTAAGCTCAATGTCATTGACGTGCAGGTGCGTGATCTCCGATGGGCCTGCGGTGGTGGTGGCCGTCAGGATCGAACAGAAGTAGGCGACCTTCCAGCGCGGCTCCGTCGAGGCGACCGCAAAGAGATTCCGCTCGGCATCCGGCTCCATCGCCTGGCCTACATCGCAGCGTGGGACCTGCAGCGGCCTGTAGAGCTTCTCGATCTCTGTCCAGAGGCCGGCGCGCGCGATGATCTGCTTCGCGGTATTCAGTTCGTGATTGATGCAGCTGGGGCCGGCGGTCTGCGCGCGCTCGTCTGCGTAGGCCTGCAGGTGGCCGACGTGGATCTCGTCCAGGCGCAGCTCGGCGAAGAAGCGGCCGAGCATCCGGATGTAGTACTCGTAATCGGTAAACGTCTTGTGCGCGATCTTCGGGCTGTGCTCGGCAAGCCAGATCGGCGCGGCCGTGGCAAACGTCATGGAGGCGTGCACTGGCGCCGCCTGCGCGCGCTGCAGATACCCACGGCATGCCGGGCAGTCGTGATGGTTGGGAGTGTGGACGAGCTGGAGGGATAAAAGCGTTTGGCTGGATGGCATGATTGCGCTACGGTAAAAGCCAGCGGTGGCTTTCACAAATTACGGAGGTAACCATGGCCAAACCATCCTGCGCGGTACACACGGACACGGAGCTGGTCTGCCCGAAGTGCGAGGCGGCCAAAGGTGGCAAGACGACAGCCAAGAAACATGCCGGGAGTCATAGCGAGTGGGGCAAGAAGGGTGGGCGGCCAAAGACACGCAATAAGGGAGCCCAAACAGCAAAGACCCCCGGTGTCGAAGCCGGAGGCCCGCCTAAAACTCGCCCTTCTGGAAAGGCAGACACAGTTTAGCATAGCCCAGACGCACAAAAGGTCCCTGCGATGGAAACAGGGGCCTTCTTCTTGCGGGTGTTACCGTTTGCGTTACTGGCCTGCGGCCGCGGCCTGGGCAACTGGAGCAACCGGGGCTGGAGCAGTGGCAGCCTTGATCTGGGAAACCCAGGCAGTAACCGCCGGAATCAGCACCTTGGCCTCGTTGGTCACCAGGCCAGCGATCTTCTCGATGCTTGCCTGGAGGACCGGGTTCTTGATGGCAAGCCCGGTGAGCAGCGCGGGAACGGTGCCGGCAAAGTTCTGTAGATTGGCGAGCAGCGAGGTTCCGCTGTTTGCAGCGGTTGCGGAAGCCTCGATCGCGCCCACTCCGGTTTCGGCAATCGCCAATGCCGCGGCGACTTCCGGCTCCGCGACGGGGTCAATCAGCGCAGTGGCAGCGACGATTTCCGGGGCCACTTCACCCAGGAAGTTCTCGACGGTCTGCAATGCACTCGGCGTCTTGGCAAACCACTTCTGGAAAGCGACGGCGAATTTCTCCGCGTCGGTTCCGGTGCCCTTGAAGAACTTTTCAACGTCGGTTTCGATGGTCTTGAGTACGGACATGGTGCTTCCTTCGGCGGGTTGCGCCGTGTGTTTAAGGGTTGGTTGTGGATATTCAGGGAATAATATTCTTGTCGCCGCGTACCAGCGCCACGACAGCGCCGAACGCGGTCAAACAAAGGCCGCTGGAAAATACGAAAAGCTTGTCGTTCCCGAAGTGAAGCGAAATCATAGCCCCGGTAAAGAACAGCGCCGTGAGCGCCGTCAAAAGCATCTTGTCGCGCATAGGGTTCTCCTATTGTCCGTGCACCGCGCCGATGCCGTAGAAGCTGGCTTCTGCGCCCTTCGATCCCAGCCCAAGCAGCCCGGTGGTGATACTCAAGGCCTCGTGCCACTTGGGGTGATTGCCGTCATAGGGAGCAAAGAAACGCTTGTCGATGTGCCCTGTGGTCGTGTTGACGGTTTTGCCCAGCCCGGCGTAGCTGATAAGGAAGTCAGTTGCTGCAGCGCGCAGTTTGGCGTTGGCTGGATCGGCGATGAAGACGTTGAGCGTGTCCGCATCCTCTGCAAAGTTGTCCACGGCTTGGTTGAGGTGCGGGACTGCTCCGGTCACAGCGTCCATGAGGTCGAGGGCTTTCTTCTGGTCGGCGGTCACATCCACTTCTGCGACCTTCCCTTTGACCGTATCGGCCACGTCGCCCACCTTGGCGACGGTCGCGCCTGTGGCCGCAATGGTTCCGTTCGCAGTGGTCAGCAGTGCGTTTACCTTGGGGAGCGTGCCCTTGCTAACCGCGTCGAGCAGTCCATTCAGGCGCGGCAAGGTCTGGTAGACGATGATCCCGCTGGCGTCAAACATCTCCTCACTCGCCTGGTTGGATTTTGCAGCAGCCTGCGCTACGCTATCCGCCGTGTTCTGGGCCTGCTCTTGGAGGTGATCCACCCCGCGACACCAGCCGGGGATGTGGCACGCCACCGGCGCGAGCACGGCACATAGCAGCACCAGCCCCGCGATCTGTAGCGCGCGGGTCATGCCGTCACCGCCGTGCCGGTCTCAGGCAGTCCCGCGGCGTAGTGGGCCTGCACTTCGGCCGCATAGCCAGGCGTGGTAGTCGCACCAAGGTGTCCGCCGTTCCAGCACTCGCAGATCTCGGCGATGGTGTGCGCGTGCTGCTCGCCTAGCACGACGATCCGCAGCTGCGCCACGGAAGCACCCAGCGAGGCCTCGGGATCGTGCGCCAGCTCGTCGGGCGTGCAGCCCTTGGCGTTGCAGGCCATAATCTGCAGCGGTCCATAGCTGCAGGCAAATGCGCTGCCCCACTTCTTCAGGCCGTTCACAATCTCGTTATTCTTCGAATAGCGCCCGCCGGAGTCGTACGCCGGCTCGTGGCGCGGCTTCATGTTGCGGCCAAAGCTGGACTCGCGTCCGCTCATCGCCCACAACAGCGTAGGGCCATCGATCGGCTTTCCATGGCCGTCGTCGGTGCCCTGCAGCGGCAACGTTGTGCCTAAGCCGCGGCAAAGTTTTGCCAGCTCGGCGGCCGGCATCGAGATCAGGATTCCGCCTGGTGCGTACACTGCGGTGCTCATCGGCATTGCCTCCTATTGCCGCCTGGCGGCGATCAGGTCCAGCCGCGTCCGGACGTAGTGGGTGTCATCGCGGATGTCGTTCAGCTGCCCTTGCAGCCCGGTGATCTGGGCGTTGTATTCGTCTTTTTTCACCGTGCTGAGTTCGAGCTGGGCTACGCGGTTTTCCATCTGCCGCAGCCGCTCTCCGGTGGCCGCGTCGGTGCGGCCGATGCCGAGCACCCAGCCGGCGATCAGCGTCACCAGGGTGAGAATGAAGGGTGCCCATGGCAGAAGGCCGCGCCACGGTTCAGGCGTCCTCCGGTCCATGGAAATTGCATGTTCCTCTTCGAGGTCCTCTGCGTAAGCAGTCATGAAAGATCTCCGATTGCACATAAAAATGCCCGCCAAAAAACGGGTTTGTTGATTGGTTCCGTCGACCTTGTTGGAGAGACGCGGGGCGCTACTGCACGCCGGTGATCGTCGCGTGGACATTGAACAGCATGGGCGTTGTGCCGGACGAGGCGTAGCCTGAGTTCTGCACGGCCACAGTCGTGCTGTTGCCTGGGTGAATCAAGCCGCAAACACCGGTGCTCGCAGCTGTCGTATTCGCGGTCGAGCTGTAGCCAATGGTGTACGACTCCAGGTTGCCAGTGGTTGCATCGTAGAACCGGACGCTCAAGGTTGGCATCGTGGAGTTGGTGATCGCCGCCTGAGACACAATCTCGTAGCCGCAGACCGAGTAGTAGGTGTAGCTCTGGCTTGACGGAACATTCCAGATCGTCGTGCCGCCCAAGTTGGCACTGTTGCCCGTCGAATCGTAGCTTGTGATCAGGTTGCTCGTGCTGGACACGCTGATGGTGCCACCGCTGCAAGTCGTGCCGGTACCACACTTCAGGATGCCCGCCGTTGACGAGCTCCCTTGCGGCTGTGCATTGACATTGAGGACACCGCTAGCGCAGGTGGTGCCGGTCCCGCACTCCAGTAAGCCGGGCGTTGACGAGCTGCCGAGCGGCTGTGCTGGGACGCTGAGGACTCCGCCGCTGCAACTTGTCCCGGTCCCGCACTGCACCATTCCGGGCGCGCTGGAAGAGGCGAGCGTCTGGACAGGGTTTGGTTGGTAATTCACTGCGCTGCTGCTCAGGTTGAATTGCGGGCGGTTGATGATCAGATTAGAACCGCTCGCCACCACGCCGCTATTGGAGGAAAAGCCGAACGTCACCGAGGTTGTCCCCGACGGGATCGTTACCAGTCCTCCGAACGTACCGTCTGTTCCAGAGCAAGTGGCTTTCTGCGTCGTAAAGCCCGTGCCAGAGACATACCACCCAACTCCGCCGGACGTAACCTTCGAGCAATTCACCCAGCCCGCGAAATAGTAGGTCAACCCAGGAGTCACAGGAATCGCCTGCGTTACCGTGAGGGTCGGAAACGCAGAACCGGTGCCAGGCAGCTCAAAGCAACTGGTGCCGGCAAAGCCGCATTGCGTCCCTGTAGACCAACCGCTCGCAAGAGTCCAATAGGTCGATGGATAATTTATCTCGGAATCCGTCACCAAATTTTCTGGCTGCTCTCCGCTCCACCCCAGCGCCGTCGTGGAACCGCCGGGGTCGCCAACGTAGGATTCGATATAGTTCCCGCTGGCAAACGTCGGAGGCTGTGCGACGGCCGGCCCGCCGCACCAGGTGCCATTGCCCGATTGGTAAATTGATGAGAGGCCGGCATACATCACCTGCGTCAGCGTATAAATGGGGCAGTTGTTCCCGCTGGTGTCGTCGGTGGACATCAGCCCCAGGGTGTTGTTGAAGTTGAACGTTAGGTTGTTCCATTCAACCGGAATATACTTCACCCCGGCTCCTGAACCACCGCCCGTGAGGAAGCGGATTACAGCTGGATTTGTCCCACCATAGCGCGTCGCCACCTGGTTCTCGATCCGCGCGTTGGCAAAACGCAGGGTGCTCCACCCGCCGCCTGAGGCCGCCACATTGAAATCAATAAAGCTGCTGGCCGTGCAGCCTGCCGCCGTTTGAAAGCTGCCGCCAAAATCAACCGTGAATTGATCGAGATTGAAGTTGCTGCGCGAAGTCCCAGCTGGAACGGTAATAGCCATCCCGGTTCCGCAAATCGCGTCGAAGCGCACATGATCGAAGTGGAAATTCACGAAGCCGGCGTTGAAGGCGACCGCAGCCACCAGGTCCTGCGAGAAGTGAATATCACTCCAGTGAGTCTGGGCGTCCACCATGGTGTTGATGTCGAACCACTTCGCCGGCGCGAAAAAGTAAGAGTCGGCGGAGAACTCTATGCCCGACATGCTTTCGTTCGCGGCCGCGTTGCTAGGCACCTCGAAGGCGATCCCGTTGTTTACTCCGTCCCATACGACGCGGGTGCCACCGGCCCCGGGTATCCCCGCGATCTGCCCATAAGTGCGCGTCACCGTCCCCGTGAAATGAAATTCGCCTTGCGGGAAAAACACCTGGGGGATCTTATTCCCGACCTCGCCAGGAGGGAACGTGGCATGATTTGCCGCCGCATTGAATGCCGACTGAATCGCCGCCGTGTTGTCCGTCGCCCAGACCGCCGTCCCGTTTGAGATTGTCACCTGTGGTGTCATCGTTGAGCTATAGCCTGCCGCCGTGGCTCCGGTTACGTGCGTCGCATCAATGACGGTAGCAATCGTGCCGCGCAGGTCGGATACCACCGAGCCGGTGCCGCTGTCGCTGGCCGTCGCGAGGTTCGCGGCGGTGAAGTTCGCGGTAAAGCTTGTTCCGGACAGGGCGGTTGTTCCGACCGTCAGCAGTTGATTGTTTAGGAAAGCACACCCGCCAGTGAAGCCGGTGGGCACCAGCATCTCTGTGCTGCGGAAGCTATTCGTCGCGGTGAGCGTCACCACGTTGCTAGCCACCGCGCAGGCGGTAATGGGTACCGATGTGCCCTGCAATCCTGCGTTTTTCAGGAGCAGGATTTTGCCCACGTCCGCCTGCGTATAACTCGCCGACGGCACAGAGACGGTGGAACTTCCGGCGGTGTAGCTTGCCGCTCCGCTCAGTCCATCGCCCACCGCCCCATAAGCTGCGACGTTCACAACCGGCTGCATGGCGGACATGCTCGTGCCTGCCGCGAGGGACGCTGCCTTAATGTTGGTGTTTGGGTTCAGGCTCCAACCGATGCGCCCGGGGTCAACCTGGGTGGGCGTCTGCGCGGCGCATGTGGCAACGGTCAGCGCGAAGGCACAAATCAGAATCTTCTTCATGGCTCTCCTAGTTCAAAACGCGGAAGGTGTAGACCGCGCCAGCGTCCGACGCCTGTGTCAGCGTGATCGTTTGGGATGTGGTCTCCGTGTAGTCGAGTCCGTTGGTAAGCAGTAGGCCGCCGCAGACCACGAGCAGGTTGTTGGCTCCCGGCTTGTACTGGGGCGTGTTGAACACCGTCTGGCCAGCCGTGGCGATCGTCTCGCCGTAGCCGATGCTGATCCCGCTCGGTGCAAGGATATTCGCCTGCGGCGCTCCATTTTCGTCGAATGACAGGAACGTTCCAGCCCGGACTTGAGCGGGAGGGAGGATCGTCGATATGGTGGTGGGATCTCCCACCGGAATGGACAGCGCCTGGTTGACGGCCTGCTGCAGCTGCTGCGCCAGAATCGTGAGCCGATCGAGCGCCGCGGTGATCACTTCCGGATAGAACCCGCCGCTGTTGGTCAGGTCGGTGCTCTGTGTCTCCGGCACGGCCGAGGTGATGACTGCCGTGTAGCCGGCGGCCAGGGGGCCAGCCGTGAGCAGGACAGTGCCCCCTGGATACACGGCCTGGTTCGCATTCAGCAGGACCGAGTAATCGGTATTCAGCACTTTGGTCACCTCGGCGCCGGTGGTGTTGTTGGTCTCGATCACCACTACGTCGGAGGGCTCAAACACCATGAAAGCAAACGCGAACGTAGCTGCCGATCCGTTGCCGGCGAACTGGGCCATGCGGGTTGTTGAACTGACGGTCATGCCGTAGCCTCCGGCACCGATACGAATATCAATGCGCTGGAATTAAGGTTGAGGTACTCTGATTTCATCATGCTGGAATTACTTAAGAAGCACTCACTGGTGGGCCTGTCCCTTGCGATCGCGGCTGGCTTCGTGCTCGCCCACATCGCCAACAGGACTGTTGATCACCTTTATGAGGGATACCCTGACCAGTTGGTCTTAGCCGTTTCCTGCTTTGTAGCCGTGCTGATTCTTGTCGGCGTGCTGCGGGCCAGGAGAAGCGAAGCGGCTCGGGCTCTCTTTACTCGGTACAAGCGTCACCTCGTCATCGCCGCCGTCATGCTGATTGCTGCCTACCTTAGCGGAGTTGCCTACACCACCCACACACAAGAAGCCCTCGCACAGCAGCAGCAGACAGTGCAGTCAAACTGGATGGCGGAACAGAAACATGAAGACGATCACCATTTCGACGACTTGATTCGCGAACATAAATGGGTATTCGAACATCCCAAAGACGCACGCCTTCGGTTCGCACCAAAGGGGAAAGAACTAGAAAAGCGGTTACATGAGCAACACGTGGATCCTACCCGCTTGAGCGACACCAACAACAGTTACGCTGACATTCTCGATCAGGGTACAAATGAACAGATTGTGCAGTCGATCAAGAACATCACCGGTACTGACGCGGAAGCGAAGTCAGAAGCCGAGAAGCTTGGGTACATCTACGCGTTTGATCAGGAGGCCTCGAAGGCCAACGTCAGGCGGGCCAATAACTTCGTTTCTATCTTTTTCCCCTATGACGAGGTCCTGCGCAAATACCGGAACTAAGCCCAAACCGCTGCTTATCACCTGATCTTTCCGGTCTGCATGCCCTTCCACCAGTCGCTCAGGTCCTGCGGGTCCTGGTTGCCGTTGACCACATCCCAGAGGAACTTCGTCGTCGCCGCCGGCTGGGACGTCGGTATCCCGAATGTGTAGCCCACAGCCTGCGCGCCATGCTCGAAGGCGTGCTTGCTGGCGGGCTCTCCCTCGGCCAGGTGCGTGGCGTCCGTGGCCGCGGCTACAATCGACTTGCCGGACTGCTCAAGCGGGGAGATGGAGTAGTCGCGACCGTTGACGTAGGCACCAGCCAGGTCGCGCAATACCGGCACTCCGGACACGAAGCCCAGACCCATCTCCTCGCCGAGATGCTTGAGATACCCTCCGAGAGACCCGTCGTCGTCTTTTCCTGTCCCCGGCTTGAGACTTGCGTGAATCATCTGAGTCACCGCGAAATAGAAGAAGCTTCTGGCGAGTAGCCTTGGCATGTCGCGAACACTGCCCTGTCCCTTGGCCATCGCGAGCGCTCCCTTCCCTAGGTCCCTCTGCCGCTGGTACATGTGATTCCAGAACGAATAGAACATGGTGGCCAGCGATGTTACGCCTTTCGTGCGCTGAATCGCGGCCATGTCCTTGGTACCGCCGCCGCCGTGCGCATTTCGAACTGCTCGGTTGGCGTTCTCGATGGCGTCTTCCTCGGAGAGGTTCAATCCCCCGTCTTCCGCCTTGGCCATCCCCTTCAAGTACGCTCCCATCCAGGTCGGCATAGCCGATGCCATGTCGATCGCCGACACTCCCAGAAAAGCGAACTTGCGCGCTCCGTCGAGCACCTTCGTCGCCGCGCTCGGTGCCGTGAGCGAGGCCTGGCGGCGGTTGATTTCGTCGATGGCTTCGTGCACATTGCGGTCGATCTCGTTCATGCGGTTCGCCATTTCCGGCGACCGCTCGTAGACAAAGTCCCTGGTGGCTTGGATCCGGTCGAACCCAGCAAACTGGGCCGCGCCTTTGGCAAACCACTTGGTACCGACCTCTCCGATCGAGTTTGACAGCGCCGACAGGCCGTGGATCTCCATGGTGGACAGCCGGAAGCCGATCCCAACCATGGTTGCGTTGCTGCGCGCTCCGCGGTAGAACTTCTCCCAGGCTGAGTCGCCTGCCGTGTTAAATACCTTGTCATTGGCCATTGCCTGCAGCCACGGGCGAAGCTGTCGCGAGTACTCGCGACCATAAGTCTGGTCGATTTCGTCATGCAGCCGCTCGTCGCTCAGAATCTTATTCATATCGGCAATCGGCTCGCGCCATGCGAGGTCATGCGTCACCTGGTCAAGATGCCGGGCAATTACCCCTAGCGAAAGGTGGATCGGCCCTGTGTAGCCGGTACGGTCGATGGTGTGACCGCTGGCCGTGCTGGGGCGCGCGTAGTTGTTCTCAAAAAGGGCATCTGCATTCTGGGCGTTCTTGAGCTCGATGTTGCGGTCCTGAAAATCGTCATAAACGACAGGATAATAGCCGCCCTTGTAAATTCCATGGTTCGTCGCCAGCATCGTCGGGTCGACCATGATAGGTGTGACGCCCGTCTGCCGGCGCTGCAGCTCGCTGATGTCGCCGGCGTAGGAGCCGATGTGATCCCAGGCTCCCTGCACAAACTCCATCTCTGGCTTCGACAGCAGCCGGTTGATGGCCGACATCACTTGCCCCTGGCTCCACTGGTACCCGGCGAGCAGCTTCTCCTGATTTCCCTCGTTGCCCATATTGAGCGCGACTGCAAGCAGCTCTTCCCGGTACATCTTCGCCCCGCTCGCTTTGCGCCAGAGTTCAGGCACGTCGAGGACTTCGTTGAGGTCGACCTTCGCCCCTTTCAGGTTCTCCCCGAGCGCTCTCAGGGCTTCGGCGGAGCCTGCGCGCATCGTACGCTCTCGCCCTTCGGCAGTCGTTGCCATCCGGAAGACAGACTGCATCGGGCCGTCGATGGGCGCTTCCTTGAGCCCCGCGTCCTTGCCGGCGTCGAGCCATTGGAATAACTGCTCCATCTTGATTAAAGCCGCATCGATTGAGCGCCCCCACTCTTTGGCCTTCAGAAACTGAGTAGAGATCTTGTCCAGCCCCTTGGCGTGCGCAAGGTCGGCGCGGAGGTCGATTGGATCCGTATGCTTCACGCCAGAGAGAGCAGCCCTGACATCTTCCATCACGTCATCGACGCTGCGCTGCTGTTCTCCCATTTGCATGAGCTTGCGCTTGCGGCCAATGTAGTCGAGCGAGGTCACTGCATCGTTCAGGTCGCGCAGCTGGTTGAGGTTCATATCCTTCCAGTGCATCCGGCCCATGGTGGAGATGATGTCGTCGCTGACCGCTGGCATGATTCCAGTGCGGTTGTACTCCGAGCGCACCCAGGAGCTGATATCCTCGCGTCCTTCGCCCACCGGCGTCCGAGCTGACATCTGGTACCCAGCCAGCAGCTCGTTGATGCGGTCCATATAGTCCGCGCCGATTGCCTTCGTCATCGCCAGCTTGGGCTTGTCGAACTTGCCGAGGTACTTCAGGGTCTTCTGTGTTTCCTCCTGCGCTTCGGTTGCGGCCTTGGCCAGCGAGATCTGCAGCAGTTGATTCTGCTTCGCTTTTGCGGCGCCTGCGCTATCGCCGCGCCGCATCGCATCTTCTGCCTCACGAGCGGCGCGGGTCGCAGCAACGGTGTACTCGCGCGGGCTGCTATCCCCGATCGGTTGCTCGTCGATCATCTTCTCAGCAGCCGCCTGCGCGGCCTTCATCATCACGCGCACCGGAGCTGTTGAATTCTGCAGGTGGCGCATCTCGACGGCAACAAAACGCTGGCGGGCCTCGTTATGGAGCGCTTTCTCGACTTCCTGATTCATGCTCTCGGGGTCGTTTATGTCGCCGTACCGGTCGAGCATGCGCCGGTCGGTCCTGGCGTCGATCTCGTCGGCTTCCGGCTTTGCATCGGCAATGTTGCGAATCATGTGGTCGCCAGAGTCGAAGCCAAACATCTCGGCAGCCAGGTCAGGATGGAGACCACCCTCCGCAGCGGTCATGCCGCGCAGCTTCGACAGGTCGGGACGTTCCCCTAACGCAGATTCGGGGTACATGGAATGGACAGCATCTTTGTCCAGCTTGTGGCCTTCGGTGGCCTCGATTTCTTCGCCGTCGGGGCCGGTCATCTTCCCGTTCTTGAAGAACTCCATCGCCTGGCGAACCGGGTCTTTCCGCACCTCGCCGGCGACCTCCTCGCGCGTCTCTGCGCGGAGAGAGTCGTGCTGCGCCTGCATCTCTTTCAGCATCCGGCTCTTGGCATTCGAGAGCCACTGCATTTGGCGAAGGCTGGACGCGGTGAGCTTAGAGGAAGCGTCTTCCGAGGCCTCGTTCGCCATCTGCTGGTATGCTGCCCACTTGTTGTCGTCCCAACCTTCGGGCTTGGTTTTCAGGACGGGGTCCATGTGCCGCTCGGCTTCCGCCTGTTTGATCTGTTCGTCCGAGGCCAGCATCCGGTCCATCACCTGCTTCACTTCGTTGTTCGCGTCAGGCAGGTCGACGCCGTGCTCCCGCTTGTAGATGGCGTTGATGTTGTCGCCGACCGACAGATAAGCCTGTTTGAGCCAGCGGGAGAAACGGCGGAAGACGCCCTGCAGCTCCTCGGTGGGAGCTTTCCCTTCGGCTAGATACTTTTCAAACGAATAGGCGAACTGCTCATGGTACTTAGCCTGCTCGGGGTTGATCTTCCCGGTCTGACTCAGTTCGTCGTCCCACTGCTTCCATTGGTCGCTCGTGGTGCCAAACCACTTCATGAGCGTGTCCATGTCGCCCTTGATGCCGCTGTAGGCGTTGGGATCGCGCGACATCTCAGAGAGCACGCTCAGGTACCAGTGCGCGGTCTCGTGAGCAAACGTGGTGAAGTTTGACTTGTCTCCGAGCAGGATGTTCCGGGTGATGGGATCGTATCCGCCGCGCACGTTTTCGGGCAGTGACTGATGCAGGATGTCATCTCCGTTGACTTTTCTCCCGTTTCGTCCCATATTCAGAGAAGAGCTTTCGGCCTCCTGGCTAGCGGGAAACGCTGGTTCAGCGTGATCGGTGTCGCCAATAGTCCCATCCTTTGCTGCCGAAAGCTCCTCTGCGCTTTGGTAGGCCGTTAAGAGCCACTTCTTGCTATCTCCCAGCCAGTTTTTACTTACGACAGCTCTTCCATTGTTACCCTCAAGAACTATGCGGTTATCGGTCTCTGACTTTTTGTGCAACTGATCAATGTGGCCCTGCAAGTCTGCGACAACTTCCGGGTGCTTTATCGCCAGTTTGGCCAGCCCGTAGCCGTCTTTGTAATCCTTTTCTGGCGTCCCTTCTTTCCCGTAAACAAGGTCGATGTCACCCACATCAGGATGATGCAGCGCGGCAACCGCCTCCCCGTCCTTATCCGCCAAAAGCTGCTTAATCGCTCCCTTGTCATCGTGGTAAAACTGCTCATGCACCGTGCCAAAGTCGCCGCTTTGGTTCAGGATGTTGGCGTGCTCGAGAGATGGTTCGTCGAGCGTCCCAACATTGCTCCCAACTGCCCGTTGAATGCCCGGCTTGTACTTCTCATAGAAGGCCTCGGGAGTCATACCCGTTTCGTTCGCCTTGGCAGCGATCATGTTGCTCATGACCTGCGCGTTCGTGCGCGCGGCATCATCCGGCAACGCCTTTGTGGCCTGAATCTGCTCGAATACCTTGTCCTCGACGTTCTGGGCGCTCTGCGCAAAGCCGGCATCGGTCGCCATCCTGCCGGCGGCGTTCAGCTTCGCCTCGGTCGTCATCTCCTGCACCCTGGATTGGAAGTCCTTCGCTTCGGACACGCTCATGGCTTCAGGGTCGAGGCGCATGTGCTCGATCATCGAGTTGCCAAGTTCGGTACCGGCAATGTGGGCGGCAAACTTGGCGGTCGGGATCTCCACATCTCCGCCGGACCCCTGCGCTTCCACCAACTGCTTGGAGAACCCAGGCACAACCTTTTCGACCGCCACCGGATCCACGCCGCTCTGGTGTAGCAACTCAGCCATCCTCTGGCCGTCGATGTAAGTGTTTTCTGCGCCGGAACCGTCCGCCTGACTGGCGATGAAGTTCTCGTAGGCATTCGGGTTGCGCTCCCGGACCTTGGAGTCGGCGGCGTTTTGCGATAGCGCGGTGAAGAACTGCTGCGAGCGGTCAGCATCCGCCGCCCGGGACATGTCCGCGTGCAGCTTAATCATGTCTCCGGCCCCGCCCATCACGCCACCGATCAGCGCGCCGTTAAGGAAGGCATCGGCTACGCGCGAGGTCTGGATGGGGTCGAACTTGCCCGTGTCTTTGTACCCGGCGAGGCTGCTACCGATCTGCGAGACAAGATCCTGAGCGCCCATATCGAGGCCGGTTGCTCCCGCTCTCCCAGCTGCGCCGAACAGCGCACCGGAAACCGCCTTGCCTACCGACGGGCGAACCAATCCCTGGGCGATCTTGTCTCCGACAGCCTTGCTGAACGCGTCACTGACAGCCTGCTCTATGGGGTGCCCGATTATCTTCATGGCTCCCATCTGCAGGGCGCCGTTGATCAGGCCAACGCCAGCCGAGGCCATGAGCGCCGTGTCCTTGTCGATGCCCCTATCTATCATGTCGAGGTACGCGTGGCCGCGAGCCATCTGCACTCCCTCGACGCCAATCGTGGTATTGAACCCAGCGCCGAATGCGGTCATCGCCGCGGTTGGTGCTATGACTAAATCACCAGGGCCGGTCGGAGCTCCGGCAATTGCCGCCACGCCGCCTGTTGCCAGTCCCGCCTCGGAGCCGACTGTTACGCCGTGCTCAACCATGGGCGCAAATGAGCCCGTGAAGTTCGAGAGCTTTCCCGCCCATGTCTTTTCCGGCCCATAGGCGTTCAGTTCGTCCTTGATTTCAAGGAGCCGGTTAGCATCGCCCGCGGTCGCCATGCCAGCTGTCGTTTTCCAGCCAAGCATGTCCCGCTCATAAGCGAGTTTTCCGGCGTTGGCTTGTTCCCAGATGTCATACGGCATCTGCATGGCCGCAGCAGGGGCCGACTTGATCCAATTGAAGATCTTCTCGGTCGTTGAGAGGTTGTCGAGCTGGTCGTGCGCTATAGCGGCGAAGTTGGGGTCGGAGAGCTGGCGCGCGAGGATCGGACTGCTCGCCCCCAGCTGCCGGTCCTGAGCGTCAAGGATCATTGCCCTACGCCGCACTTCATCCATGTTGCGCCGGGCGATATCTGGGCCAACGCCGGTCTGGAATCCGAGGCGTTGTGCTTCGCCCTCGAGGTTCGCATCCTTCCCAGCAGCCGCAGAGATCGACTGCATAAGCTGCTGGTTGCTCTGCTGATCCTGCTCGTCCAGCACGCTGTCGTAGGCGTTCGGCGCTGGCTGTGCTGGTGCCGTCGTCGGTGCGGATGGGACGTTCAAGATCGAATCGTAGATGCTCTGCGGGGGTGGCATTATTTCGTCGCTCCTGGCTTTCCGGCCTGGACCCACAGGTTAGCAATCGCCTGCTCGGTTACTGGTATCCCTCTGCCACGGAGAGCCGTGATCGCTTGAGCGCGCTGATCGGCTGGGATCGACGCGAGCGGGATCTTCTGCGCACCAACCGTCACGAATGCCTTCTGTTGCTGTGGCGGAGTCAGCTCAAATGCTGACAACTGGTTTGAGCCAAAGACGGCACCCGGCACAGAGACCGAGTTCATCAGAGTTGTGTCAATGATCTTCTGCTTAGCAGCTCGGTCGAGTTCGCGGCCGGTGCGCGTCTGCTCGGCATCTATCTGGTCGCGGATGTTCCCTCGTAGCTTGGTGGATTCCACAAACTCCTCCGTACCGGTTTTGGGGTCTACGAGGTTCTTGAATCCTGGGTTGTTCACGAGCGTGGCATCGAGCTGCTCTTTGTCGAGCGTGACGGCGAGCAGCTTTGGAGGCGCGCTCGCCATGGCCTGCGCATCGCCCAGCAGGGATAGGTATCGCGAATCCGACAAGTTGGGCCGTGCTGCCTGAACGTTGGCCACAGTGAGCGTTTCCGGGTGTAAATAGAACCCCGCGACCGTGTTAACGTCGTCTTTTGTGGGCGTCGGATTCGCCACGATATCTTTGAACCTAGCAAGCGCTTCTGGGGGAATCTGGGCCTGAAGCGTCTGGGGGATGGAATTCATGCTGTACGTGCCGTGATGGTCATTCGCAAATTGGTAGAACTGGTTGGTGGCCTGCTGCAGAATCTGCGCCTTCTGGGCGTTATCGTTCCGCTGGTTTATCTTGACGATGGACTCTGCTTCATCGGTAGCCAGGGCCTGCTGCTTGGGGTCGGTGATCTGCGTGCGGATGCTATCTAGCGCATTGTGCAGAACGTTCTCGTCGGTGATCTTTGAGGTGTCAACCGGAGGCAGACCCGCCTGCGTTGGATCGACGGCGTTGCCCTTGGGGTCAGAGAGTGACCAGAAAACCGAAGGCGCCTTTTGGTTTCCCGAGGATCCGCTGGTGGCTACGTTTTCGTCCGACTGCACCTGGTCGCCAACTTTCACATTGAAAGCATTGAGGCCGGCGAGAGTTGTGACAGATCCATTCTGGTGCTTGATTTCGAGAGACGGAACTCCGTCCTCGTTTGGTCCCGCCGCGGTCACTACGCCAGCTGCTGGGGCCTGCACCGGCGTATTGGCCGGAATAGTAACCTCGACGCCGCCGGCGTCCTTATCGAAGGGGGCTGCTGTAATTCCTGCTCCCTTGATCGGGAGGTGATAATCGGGTGTACCAGTGGCCGATGTTGGCTGGCCCTGGCTGGCGCGCTGGGCATCGCTCAGGCTCTGGTTGACAATCGTGCGGCCTTGATCTGCAGCAACGTAGGACGCTACCTGTTTGCCCATGCTGTCGATGGCCTGAACGTCAAGCTCGCCTTTTCCCTTCATGTCGTCGTACATCCGTTGAACCGTGGTAAACGGCTGCTTGGCGTCTATCGCCTGCATCAGCGCGCCCTGGCCCATCAGTGTTGTGATCTTGAGTACACCGGCGTTGGAGGGATCGCTTCCGATGGGGTATCCCTTTGATACCAGCAAAGCATTCTGAGCCTCGGATATGGCGGCTTGGTGAGCGGTGTAGTAATCGCCAGTGGGCTGTCCATCGGCGTCGGTCTGACCGTAACTCGATCCTGAGAGCGCGGCTTTTGTCGCATAGGTCTGCGCCCGGTCGAAAGACGCTTGCGCCGCATAATCGGACACCTGCGTGAAGTTATGGTCGACCATCTGGGCGCCGAACGACAACAGATGCTGCTGCGCCACCCGGTTGTACATCGCCTTCTGGAAGTCGCTCGACAGGCTATCGGCGCCGGCCTGTTTGGCTTTGGCGAGGGCTGTCTGGGCGTCAGCCAGGCCGTTGATGGCAGCCTCACCCTTGAGGTGCAGGTAGCCGGGGTTTGCGGCCGTGCCATCTCCGTTGTTAATGGTCATGGCGGTCTGCAGGAATTTCGACTCTGCGTTTTTTGCCATCGCGTCGTCGAGCTGGTTCTGTATCCGCTCGCCGATGTCCTGGGTCTCCAGGCCGAGGTGTTCGGTAGCCGCGCCTATCTGCTGCATTTGGCCGGGCGCGGCGTTCTGCATGGGCTGCACCGGCTGCGCGGTCATGGGAGAGACGCCGATGGGGGCCGTCGTTACCGAAGGAACAAAGCTGTTTGTGATATCGGCCATTTACTGTGTCACCATTCCGCTGGGCATGTATCCGCCTGCCATCATCATCTTGAGCCGCTGCGAGTTGTTCCAGTTGCTGGCCACGGACGAGGCCGAGGTCAACAGGCTCGATGTCATCGAGGCGAACGGGCTGATGGAATCCGCGGAGCGGAGCGCGTTCTGTGCGCCGGTCCGGTCCATCAAAGCTTGGTTCTGATAGTTCGTCGCCTGGGTTCTATCCTGCGCGGCGGCGCGGGTGGCGTTGGCGTTGATCGTGTAGGCGTTGATGTCCTTCACGATGTCCTGGCTGGCGGAGATCTCCTGCGCGCTGCCCGAGCCGAGCGCGATGCCGTGGGCTGCCATGGTCGCCGTGGTCGAGGCCTTCTGCTGGCCCGCGGCCATCGTCATGTTCTCGATCTGGCTGTGCCCGGCTTCAAGGGTTGATTGGGCCGAGTACTCGGCCGACCGGGCGTTGATGCTGGCCATGTCGGCCTGGTAGGTCAGGTTCAGCGCCTGCGACTTGTCCTGGTACTGCTGCGACTTGGCTTGGAAGTAGCCGCCAATGGCAGAGTTCACGCCGCCCATGATCGACATCAACAGGCCGGCGTTCTGCATGGCCGTAGCCCCTTTGGCGGTCGAGGCCTGGGCAGCGTTCATGCCGTTGGTGTTCGCATTCGCGCCGGTGAAGAAATTCTCGACGTCGTTCCATGTGCTGGTGAGGAAAGACGGTGAGGACTCCCATTCGGCAGTCAGTGGTGATGCCATCGTGCTCATAGCTATCCTCCGATCACTGCTTCCACTGTGAGGCCGACCAGTGTGAGCGGAAGCGGATCTGTTTGCTGGATGGTCACCTGGCCCGAGGTCTGCCAGCTGGCCGGAATGGTAATCTCGACTTCATCGGTCACCAGGTTTGGCGGCTGGCCGTAATTCTCGGTGGTGCGCTGCTTGTACTGGGTCAACGACGCCGGCGAGGGCCCGGCGAAGATCGCGCTCGACTGGAAGAGCCTGAGCCAGACCTTGTTGAGGTTCTTTGTCCTGCCCTGGCCGTTGGCGTCCATCTGCAGGACGAGCGGCAGCGTACAAGCCTGCGCAGTGTAGGGAAGCCCAATCGTGACCTTGACTGCGGGATATTGCAGGTTCACCGTGCCGCCGGAGCTCGATATGGTGACGTTTGGCGCGGAAGTGTAGCCGCCGCCTAAGTTGGTGATCGTGATGCCGGTTACAACTCCGCCCACAACCGTCGCTGTCGCCGTCGCGCCGGTACCGCCTCCGCCAGAAATTGTGATGTTTGGCGTGAAGGTATAGCCGCTGCCCCCGTCGGTGAGGAGGATGCCAGTCAACGGGCCGCCCCCGACCGTAGCCGCCGCCGCCGCATCTGCGCCACCGCCGCCCGAGATGGTGATCGTCGGCGCGGACGTGTACCCGCCGCCCCCGTTGGTGATCGTGATGCCGGTCACGGGACCGCCCGCAACCGTCGCGGTCGCCATGGCACCTGAACCACCGCCGC